CAGCGATTCACGGAAGGCGTAAAGCACTGCGTCGTTGATGTCTGAGTGGAACGTGTCCCGGATCACAGGCTTCTGCTGCTGCTTCTGCTTGTCCCTGTCCCACTCAACCAGCATGCAGTCGTGCGCGAACTGGCTGTCCTTCTTGGCGAAGAACCTACCCGACCGCATGGCGTCGTTTAGAAGCTCGATAAACTCAAACTTGCGCTGCTTCTCGGCTGCCTTGATGGGAAGCCCACGCCGCTGCTGCATGGAGTAGGCGATCTTCTTACCCAACCCACCAGTGTCCATCACGACTGAAATTGGTTTGTACTTGTCCACCAACCGCTCGATGACGTCTGAGAGCTCACCGATGGTTTGCTTTGCTTTGATGTACTCCTCGATCAGGTAGGCGCCTGGGAGTGATTCGCTCCATCCGATGACAGCAATGGCGTCGCTATCGTCGAGGCCAAGGTCGACACCGATGACGAACTGCCAAGGCTTTGCGGCTCCTGGAAGCTCTTTGTAGTCGTTCTTTTCCGACGAGTACTTGAAGACGAGCGAATCGAGGTCTGCAACCCAACGTCCGAAGAATTCTCTTTGGATGCTGGGGTGGCTTGGATCAACTCCGCGCCGGGCAAGCTCTTCTTCGAGGAGCTCTTGCGGCGTGCGCCTGGCTTTCTTAAGGAGCCAGGGGTTGTCGAACATTGTCCATCCGTGGTGGGACCAGGAAGGATTGTGGGCACAGTCGTAGAAGTAGCCGGCTGGCACGGGCCCAGGTGTGCCAGTAAGGCACAAGGCGCCCGCGTAGTCGAATAACGAGGGGGCAATGACGTCGTTGATAAGGCTTTCGATGTAGCTTCGGAAGGCTTGGGCTTCGTCGACGTAGGCCTTTTTGACAGCCAATCCACGAAACTTTTCAATCTCTGAGGCGTGCTTAGCACCTGAAGCGTAAACAACAGAGCTGTTGCGAAAAGTAATGCAAAGATCAGACTCGTTTGGTACTCCACCGAGCCTCCTTTCAACGTTCAATCGTTTTAGTTCTGGCCAGATGATCCGCTTGGCGTTCGCTCTGGACAGCGTGATGTAAAGACTAACCACACGCGCAACCGACTTCGCAGTCGCTGTTAGATCGGCGGCGCACCCAACCGTTTTTCCAGCTCGTCGACTACACACTGCAGTTTTCGAGCGATGCGGGTCATTAACGAACGCAAGCTGCTTATCAAAGCAAAAGTCCTCCACCTTGAAACGCGTGGCATCGCGCATCGCCATTTCCTGGAGAACGTACTTTGCCTGACCAGCATCTTTTAAGTTCATTTTTTATCGGCAGGCTTTTTCTCTTCTTCTTCTTCGTCTTCCGATCCGCCTTCATCTGGAGCAAACCAGAACTGCTCGATGTGCTGAAAGGTAACCGCGCTTCGTTTGAACGGCATCGGTGAGTGAGGATCAAGCACTTCGATTCCGTACGGACGCAGGTACATCTCCACGCCGTGCTTGGTCTGCTCGATCGAAGTGGTGACTTGGCCGCGGACGGCAACCGCACCTTTGCAACGAATCATGGCAATCTTTGGCGCTTTCATCTTCATACGTGCGACCCTTCCGTTGGCTTGGAAGGCGGCACGATGATCTGCGGGTGTTTTGCCTTCTCCTGCTCAAACTGCACAGCGTTGTGTCGCTCGATGTGAAGCTCGTCTAGCTTTTGGAGAAGCATGTTCGTCTTCCCCTCAAATAGCTTGGCTTGGTAGTGAATCAGCCCAAGGTCAGCCCCAACCACCTTGATTTCGGCTGTGATTACGTCCGGATGTCGGATTACTTTTTCCGGTTGTTTCTGTTCGTCTTGCATTGTTCCCCCTTAAATAAAAATCAATCCCTTGGAGGCCAGTTCCAGTGGCCTGGTTTCGGCTCCTCTGAAAAAGGCGTCGCGTTAAAATAAAGACCGTTTGGGTTCATCACGAACAGCTGGCACTCGCCAGTTTCTTCGTTGAGAACCTTGGTGATGATCGCTGGGCTTGGTTCCGCTTTGTGCTCTCCACCTGGTGTCCCATACCGTTGATAGTGAACCGTTCTTCCTACTGTTGGCTTCATCGCTTTTCTCCTAAATCAGGTACGGATCGTATTGCATCCCTGGGTACTTCTTCTCGATCCAATCGAATTTAGACCAGGTCCCACCTTCGCCTGCGTACCTGCGATCAGGCCGGTGAGTGAAAACAATCTCATCGGGATCGAGCTCCGCGTCTTCAAACAACGCCTTGGCGATCCCAAGCCTGCGGAAGCTCTCCTTCACGTAGACCATATGGACCACGTCAAACTTCTTTAGCTGGCTGAAAATCAGGTAGCCGTAGATCACATGCGGATCGTCTTTGGAGCAGCAAATCAACGCCTTGGTGCTTTCGGCTTTTAAGATGCGCTCGATCACACGGTGATGGCGCTCGAAGAAAATGGTGTTCTTGATGTGTTTAGCGAACCGGGAGCTCTCTCGGTAGAAGGTAAGCCAACTGTGGAAGACGAAATCATCGTCTCCTGGCTCCATCAACCGGATGTCTGTTTGTTCAATTAGGAAGTTTGGATGCATCGCTTGGTGAACCCGTGCCGTTGCTTTTAAAGAAGTGTAGAGCTTTTTCACCCAGCTGAGCAAGCTCGCTGTCAGTCATCTCAGAAAGCTTCTTCTTGAACAACTCTTCTTCGTCTTCCTGACCGTTTTTCACCAGGTACGCATCGTCTCGGTAGCCAAACTTCTTGAACCGCGCCTTCATCATGAAGCAGTAGGACGCTGAGCTAAAGCCTGGGATCTTGCCGTGGATGCCTGCGATGCCAGTCTTCTCCCAAAAGTGGAGCCCAAGCAGCTCACCCTTGTTCTTGGCATCGTCAAACTCGGGGAAAGTTCTAAGCCAAGCGTGCAGTGTGGTGTAGGTGACTTGTGCGATCGCTCCGAAGGCTTCAAATGACAGGCCCTGGGACATGTGCGCTAGCAACATGTCTGCGAACTCCGGCTTATATTTATGCGGTGCGCCCATATAGTATTTAGTTACCTAATGAGTTTAACACGGACCATTTCACGCCGTCCTCGCGGACCGGATCTTTGCCTGTGAATTTGGCCCAGCGGGTTAGGATTACGTCGATGTAGAGAGGCTCGATCTCCATGCCAAAACAACGGCGATTGGTTTTCTCGCAGGCGATGAGGGTAGATCCGGAGCCTGTGAAGGGATCAAAAACTGAATTACCGGGTTTAGTGCATGCCGCTATGTAAGTCTCGGGTAATTCTACTGGAAACATAGCCGGGTGAGTGTGATCCCCGCCTGCATATCGCGCTACATCCATTCTAACAACCGTTCCCAATTGTCGTTTTGAATGCGTCTCAGTAAAGACGGGCGTAGTTTCACCATCCCTCTGTCTGATCGTGCCCTTTTTAGCCAATCCTGCCTGTTTATTCTCAACTGTTTTGTTTAAGTCTTTGCGATCTTTTCCAAAAACGAAAATCCACTCATGGTCTATGGTAAACATGGCTGTCGCTTGGCCAACCGTGTAACCAAATCCAGAACGATCCCAAACGTTCCAACTTAGAAGCTTCAGTCCGTTTTCCTTTGCGGTGCAGATGTAGTCATCCCAGTACGGAACCACTTCGTTTTCACTTCTTTTTAACCCTAAATTAACGGCAAACAGATCACATGGTGCAGCACAAAGGAACTTTGACAGATGCTTTGTCGATAAGTCTATTCCGCCTTTGTAATCTCTCTGATCAGAATACGGCGGGCTGGTAAAACATAAATCCGCCTTCTCACCATCCATCAGTCGGCTGATATCAGCTTTATCCGTGGCATCTCCGCAAAGGACACGGTGAGGGCCAAGTAGCCAAAGCTCCCCCCGTTTGGTTTTGGCTTCTTTGGGAGGCTCAGGGGTTTCGTCGGGATCGCCTTCGTGCTTTTCGGACAAGTCGAGCGTGAAGTCCTTAATCCCCAATAAATCGATGTCAAAATCAGGTCCAAGCTCGGGCACTTGTACGTTGATGGACGCCAGATCAAGCCTGGCCCAATCAGCAATAGCGTTGTCCGCGACCAGGTCGGCGAATTCAGATTCGTGGCTTTCATAGTCTTGGAAGTCGACTGGGACTTCTGTCTGGCCTGAGTGGATGGCTGCCTGGAGCCTGCCGTGGCCAGAGGTGATGAAGCCTGACAGGTTTGAGACTTTGATCGGGTATCGCCAGCCTTGGTATTCCAGAATCTGGGCCAGCCTTGGGATTTGATCGTCCGGGTGGTCGTTTGGATTCTTCGGATGCGGTTTTAGGTGACCGACGGGCACCATCTTGCTGTGCGAGCATCGCACCTTCCATTGAGCCATTGCTTTCCCCCTGCCAAGCCGAAATCCTAGCGGCGTTCCACGGGGAACACAATCCCA